TGTTCAATCTCTGGCATTTCTTTAAATCTTTCAAGAAGAGTTTCTTCTGACATTATGCATCTATCTACAAGACTAACTAGCTGTGTCTTAATAGCTGCTTCATCGGCCAATATAATTGCATCAAAATGAATGCGAGCCGGTTCTTTGAATTTCATGGCCTTTTGAACAATCTTAAATTCATTGTCCCAAAACTTCTTAACGGCCTTGCGTCCATATTCAAGACGTTCTATTAATACCTTAATTGATACATAGTTATTGGTATAGCTAGCATTTCCGCTAGAACCTGTTACTGCGGCTGAAATTCCTAAGCCTTGATAAATACTGTTTAGAACGGGCTTGTACTTTTCTTCTCCTAAGAATTTATATACTTGACTATTGCTTTCTTGGAACTTTAGATCAGGCCCCCATACTAAATCGAATGTACCGCCACCAGTATTACTTGCTATGATGTTTCTTAGTTTATTTATGACTCCTTCTCTCGGAACTATTTTATGGTCTAGGCTACCGATTGTCCATAATCTAATATTAGATATAGCCCCATCTAAAGCTGCTAAGTCAGCCATTCGCATCTTATTTAGCATTGATATGTCATCAAGTATTGGATGAACCATAGGATTAGCCCAAGGCAACCAATCATCTTTTTTGTAATGGAATATGCTGATTTTAGATATATCTAGTTCTACTTCTTTTTTTCCTTCTTTTATCTGGTCTTTTAGGTATTCCGGTAGATATTCAATTCCTTCTGATGACTTCTTTGTTCCTACAAATTTTTCGTTAACCTTGATAAAATATTTCTTTTCGCCGTTAATATTTTTTAAATCAACTTTAATTGGGTTTATAAATTCGTAAGACCAAGGAATCTCTCTTCGGTAGATAGGCATTTCGGCAATAATAGAATCTGTAGATGCGGTTGACTGCTTAAACTCCGACTCTTTTACTTTTGTTATTTTTGCTGTATTCCTGTGAACTATTACATTTCCTATTCTATAAAAGTAATTAAGAAATCTTTCGGTTCTTTCTTCGCCGTTTACTTGATTATAAAATGCCCTATAAAACTTTTGAATCTTTGGGTCTGTGTGTACAATTGTAAGACCTTGAGAAGAAAAGTCAGCCATTAGGTCTATAACATTTTTTATAATTCCAAGATTATCGTATGCATCATTACACTCGCGCATACTTTTCTTTTGCTTTGTAGCTGTAGCCTCGCCGGGCCTAAACGCTTCGTAATCACGCCTGTCAAAAGATGGCCTAACTGAGATGTTAGGCTCTACGTTAAGATATTCACGATTGCTATACGCAGTTGATTTACTTATACCGCCGTAAGCATTTAAATCGTTATCATTAAAATCTTGGTAATATTCACAGTTATTATATATTTTGCTCATGTTTTCCTAATTGCATTGATAATTGATTGCCATACAATTAGGTATACTCAAGTTACATGTAGTATCCGGAGTTGTTATTTACACTATCCTTAAACCACTCAGGCCCATCATAGTCATCCCCTTCACCAAGCTTTTCGCGTTCTATCATTTGAGCAAAGCCTCCGTACTGCTTATAAGCATCTAAGAAGTTTTCTTTTGGCTTGGTTCTAGCAGACATATTTGCCATAACTAAAGCAGAATATCTGTCTTTCCTTAATCTTCCTTTTTTTCCAGTTCCGATTATATATTCTGGTGTATCCCATCTTTCTCTTCCAGCCGGAGTTTGAACTATATTAATCATAGAAAGTTCATTTTTGAGATTTTCTATATTGTAAATGCAATCTTCGAGTGTATCGTATATAGTTCCATTGATATTGTCAGATTCTATAGCGAGTTCAATGCTTACAGGGTCATAATATGGAAATAATAAAACTTTATCTTCAAAGTCTTTTCTTAGACCGTGATTAGCTTCAGCAGTCCAGTCTGCTTTTGCAAAATTACATAGCTTTAGAATATGAAGGCCAGCGTAATCATCAGTGTCTTCGGGCTTTTCAGGATCTATTACGGGCCATATAGGTATTTCTCCTTCTGATAAACGGCTCTTATCATGTAAAGCCTCAGAAATTGTTCTACCACCACCCTGAGAGTCCATTGCTATTTCTTGGCATGGAAATATTTTAAGTAAGTCTCTTATTTTTCTTGCGCAATAAGAATAAAAATCCGTTTCAGTTGTTAATTTTGAGTTTAGCTTTTCCTTGTGTTGTTGCCTGTTGGTAGTCCATGAGTAAACTATTCTTCTATGGTCTGGATGTACTTCTAGTACAACTATACTGAAGTTATCAACTTCAGATGCCGGGTCAATTCCATAAATATATTTGCAATCCTTACTACCATAAAGTTTAGGTTCAAAAATAACAGGGCCGCTAGGCAAATTTATTTCGTTGCTGTGAGAAACAACGCAAGATTCTATTAAAGTTCTCTTGAAAAAGCCCTGAGAGTCAGAAGAAAATATAGCTCCATACTCCATATCGAATATACCGGCATGAACAGTAGCTTTAGCTCTAGCTATCATACCCTCGTCCATAAGGCCCTCAGGCAGTGAACTCACAGGTATTCTAATAATTGAATAGCTGTCCCATTTAAGTGCCGAGTGGTTTTTATCTCCAAGAAGTTCTGATATTTTTGCGGGATCGCCTTTTGTGCTTAAACGTGCGTGATAATCCTTCCAATATTTAGCAAAATGGTTAAATTCATAGTATGCAGTACCGGCTAAAACGATTTGGTTTCCAATATTTGTAGAATCAAACTCTTCTTCTGGCGGTGTTATACCTAGTTTTTGCCTTCTTTTGTGCTTAACTTTTTCATTTGGAGAGGAAGATACGTTAGCGAAGCCCGCAACAACGGTTTCAAATATTTCTATTGGTATAGACGCAAATTCATCCGTAATAATATCGTGTGCTCTAGCTCCTCTAATTTTATCGCCAGTACCCAAAGGAAGACATGTTATAACACTGTTATTTATTTTAAATATCAGTCTATCGGGGTCTTTATAAGGCCCGCTTTCTTTAGTACATAAACTTCTTAGTATAGGTGCGTTGTTCCATATTTCTTCCATGTAAGAAAATAGAACCTTGCTCTGTCTAAAAGCCGAACCAACTATAATTATTTTTCTTTTGGGCAAGAATAAGGCCCGCAGTAATGCATAAACAGACATAGTCCAAGACTTAGAAGCTCCACGAGAAGCTATTATCATTGGATATTTTTTATTCCATAGCTCTTTAAGAACAACCATTTGAAATGGAAGTATGTCTATGTTAAGAATAAATCTTGTAGCAAATCTAAAATAGTCAGGATTTGACATAACACACAGCAATCTTTTCATGACTACATCAGTGTCTTGAGACTGAAAAACGTAATCTAAAGGATTGTATATGTATTCATCTGGCCGGTTTAAACCAAGCCATTCGTTATCAAAATCATAACTTTGTATTTTTTTCATAGATTCTTTTCATTATAGAACCGGCAACAATAAATGCATTAAGCGGCGTATCACAGAATAAAAGCTGAAAACCGTACTCTTGCTGTAGTTCTAATAATACTCTAATTAGATATTTTCCGTTTACTTTGATGTTTTTCTTGATAGATGGCGGTATGTTAGCACTTTCAGGATAATTCATTACGTCTGTAAGGCTAAACTCGCATATTACATATCTGTTAGGATACTCTCGCATTCTCTCAAGTTCTCTTTTGAACCTATCTATATCTTTTACTATATTTTGGGCTATCTCTATAACAGAGGCTTTTCTTTCTATGCATATAAGATGCGGCATTTCTTTTATTGTATAATCGCCAGTTTTAAGAGTTCCTAGCTCCATACCTAAGCATTTCTGGTACGGGTGGAAATTCCAGCCTTGTTGTTCTCTTGTGTCTCTGATAACTGTATATGTCATAGCATAGCCCTATATTTATTGAAATTCTGTACTGTATAAATATCGTCTGCTAGCCCATGAGAAACAGCTTCTTCCGCAGTTAGCCACCAATCGCTCTTTGAGGATATTTTTTGTTTGATATATTTTTTAATTACCGGATCTTTTTGATCTTTAAATTGCTCGGACTTTTTAAATGAGCGAACAAATATGTCGTAAAAATTATTTATTAGTGATTGATGAAAATCCACATACGATTTAACAGTTTTTGCATTATCCTCTATAGATGCATACCCCTCATGTAAAAGCCAAGAGCAGTTAGGCATTGTTAATATATACCCTTTATCTATAACAGCCTGCGGAATAATTGTGGCCATAGAAGCTGAAAGCCCGTATGTAATAAAAATAAAGTCACAATTTGAGCTTTTAATTGCATCGTATATAGCCATTCCCGAACTTGTATCGCCGCCGTTACTAAGCTGGTGTATCATTATCGGATCTTTTCTTTTTTCTAAAATCCGCAATCCTTTCAAGAAGTTTTTAGCCACATCATGATCAATGTAATCATTAAAAAGATAGATGTCTCTTCTTTCGATATTTATGTCTATGTCAAAATCATCAATTATCAGGTTTTTTGCGGCCATTTTTAATTATCTCCAAAAAATGATAAGCATAACTATTTTCTTTGTTCTTAATTGATTTATGGCATTTTTTACATAAACATATAAGATTGTTTTCATCGAATCTTAATCCGGGTGAATCGGCCCATCTAAAAATATGATGTATTTCTATTCCACTTGCCCTTTTTTTCTTTTTGCAAAGCTGGCAAGTGTGATTATCTCTTTCTCTAACTTTTCTATTTAGATCAGGATCTCTGTCTCTAGCAGGCTTTCGCGGATTTATCATGATCCACCATTTCCTTTACTATATCATCTATTGTTTTAGATGGTTTCCACCCTAATTCTTTTCGAACAAGCGAGGAATCTCCATGAAGAAAATCCACTTCGGAAGGACGTTTTAAAGATTCGTCAATCTTAATATAGTTTTGGTAGTCTTTTATTCCGGCATAAGTAAAAGCTTTAATTAGAAAGTCGGCAACAGAAATACACTTGCCCGTAGAAAGAACATAGTCTCTATTTTTACCTTCTACAAGCATTGTGTAAACACACTCCATATATTCTTCTGAGTGCCCCCAGTCTCTGTAAGCGTTAAGATTCCCCAGTCTTAATTTAGGAAAGACGACATCGGGCAATGTAGAAGAAAAAATACAGGTATCATTAAATTCAAGCGACTCACACTGTCCCAACGGAGATTGTAAGAATTCTCCGATCCACTTAGTTATTTTACGTGTTACAAACTTTTCTCCACGCCTCGGGCTTTCCATATTAAAGAATATAGCCGAACATACATTCATGCCGTAGGATTCTCTGTAGTTGCGGACTAAATGATGACCGGCCAATTTTGCTATGGCATACGGGCTTTGTGGAAGCATCGGGGTGTTTTCATCCTGATATTTTACTTGATATTCAAATCCAGTTACTAGGCCGTTGAGATCTCGAATAGCTGCGTTTTTAACACTATAGTTTTTGCCAAACATTTCGCTGGAAGAAAACTGTACTAGCTTTATGCTTTTATCGGTTTTGCGAATAGCCTCTAGAATATTAAGTACGCCGAGTGCAGTAGCATTCCAAGTAAATGCGGGCTGTTCAAAAGAGGTTGCCACATGGGATTGTGCTGCGGCATTTGCAATGTATGCGGGCCTTACTTTTTCAACAATATCATTCACTGAAAAAGAGTCCGTTATATCCCCCTCTATAAGAGTAAAATTAGGATTAGCAAGAGATAGTTTTATTCTTTCTATATTTGGACTACTTGTGCGTCTAGTAATCCCGTAGACCTTATAACCGTTATTAAGAAATATTTCCGATAAATAAGATCCCGCCTGCCCAGTTACGCCCGATATCAATACATTTTTGTTATTCATTTTTTAAAACAGTCTCCGAATTAAGTAACGGCTTGTCAACAACACCATTGTTGTAAACAATATCCGTAGATAATCTATGATATTCCTCTTCCATTGCCAGTCTATATTTTTCCATCTCTAGACCGACATTTTTCTTAAAGTCCTTGTCCTCAATCAATGCCGTAACTAATTCAGTCCAAGTGCGTTTCGTATCCTCTATATTTTTAACACGTTGATCCCGAGTACCCTTAATATCTTTAAGTGCCGAAGATTTTCTTGTCATTAAATCCCGGTATTCATCCGACATGCTTTTTAGAGATATTTGAAGTGCAGATATTTGTCTCTCTAAAAGACTGATGAAATTTGTGTCCCAGCTTGATCTATCCTCGGATTTTGCCATTTCTATATCGTATTCTAGTTCGGCTATCTTTTTTCTAGAATCGCCCTGAGACTTCAATATCCTTTCGCAAAGTATCTCAAGTTTACATATATCAAGTATCTGCATTTCCTCAGTATGAAAAACGTCATCTTTAAACTGTGCATACATTTTTCTGTAATGATGATCCAGTAGTTTTAGTTCTTCGTCCGTAAACTGTTTCTGCAAAAGCCCGTAGAATGGTCTGCTTCTTAATTGATACTTTGCCTCAAGATCCACCTTTTGAACATCAGTTACGCCAATATTACTGTGTACATAATCGGCTATTGCTCCGGGCCTTCTGTTTAAAGCCAGAGCAATTTCCTCGATGGTCATTTTATCCTTTTGACTTACTATGAAGTTTATTTCTTCTATAGTTAGTTTACCTGTTTTTTTCGACATTTTCTTTTATTATACTAATTATTTTAGATTTAATTGCTGCGTTAACTTTTACTCCAGAACGTACCTTTAAATAGTATTTTCTAAGCTCTGCGGGAATTATCGTATCGAATTCTTCCCAGTTAAATTCAGATTCCTCACACTTTTTTATGTCAACGCTTAAAGGCTCCGGGCGAACTAGATTCTTTTTACATGCCTGTGCCTTAGTTAAATCCTTAGACCCATTAGATCTATAGTATTTATCTCTTTTGAAGGTTTTTAAGCGATTGGATATATGCCTAGATATAAAATTCTCAAAAGGTCGTTTACCGTCCCAGCGAGTTAATCCGTCTAGTCCCATTATTATAGCCTCTTGAATTAAATCTTCGGATGTATAATGGGCAAATCTATACTTAGGGGCTATTGACTTTGAGACTCTTTTTATTATTTCGATTTGTTCTTCGTTCATGATGTATTTATTATAGCATAAAAACTTCGTGCAATGCGGAGTCCATGTAAGTCGGGTGATTCTACTTGAGTAAATGGGTGAATTGTGCGTAGACCACCCTGCGATATATGAGCGTGTAAAGTAGTTTTTGTTATGGCAGAAAACCCCCCTTAGTGGGGGTATATAAAATTTTTTCTAAAATGATTGAATATGGGCTTGCAATGTGTTCGATATATGTTAGTATGGTTTGTGTTGATTCGACGTTGTTGTTGAGTCAGTTAGTTAGTTCCTTGTTAGGAGTGTTTGTGATGTTTTATCAAGTTTTGGTTATGACCGCGAGCGGAAAAGTTCGAGTTTCAAACGAAACATCTTTGAGTGCAGTGAAATCCGTGACGGATAACGTTAACTGCGATATCGAGGTAATCAACAACAGTGGTGACGTTTTGTACAAGCGACGAAAGAACGTTCATTCAAACGTTACCCATAGGCTTGTAGGGATCGGTGCAGATAAGGCTGCTCTTGATCGTGCGATTCGAAAGCGTGGATATCTCAAGCTGAGCTAAGCTGAGAATTGAAACTGATCGATCCCCCCGAAAGGGGGGATCGTGTGGAAAGGAAAAAGTTCAGTGGGACGAATGGGCCGACATTGTCGGTCTCGTGGCTAAATGTTAAAGTTATTGTTGACTTATGACGATAAATAGTCTATAGTTGTTTGTGTCGGGTTCGGGAGTGCCGAATCGACAAAGGCTCCTTTTAAGGAACTTGATGATGGCAAATTTGGTTGTTGTTAAGAAGGTTTGGATTGAAGCAGAGGATCTTGTGTTGGCTCTTTTGGCATTAAATAGACACGGTACAAAAATACTGCCAGACCTTCTTCCTTATGAAATGTACTGCATCGAAAAGGAAATTGGTTTTAATATCACCGAATTAAATCGGTTATACAAGAATTTTCCGAGAACCGTAGTGGCATATCCGGATGGAGATGATTTTATTAGGAATCCATTGGTATAGCATTCAGTCAGCAAAAAGAAAAAGTCGGTTCATCTGTATGGGTGGGCCGACTTTGTCGGTCTCGGCTAGATATGTTAAAGTATCTCTTGCATTGTGTCGATATATATAGTACGATGTTAGCAGTCCGGTAGTTCCGGTAGTTAGTTTCTCAGAAAGGATTCTGATCATGCGTTTAGTTGTTTTGTTGGCTTTAGTATCTTTGGTAGGATGCCGTGCTATAGATAAGGTAGCTCTAAAGGCTATACCTAAAGATCATGGCAAGTATGAATTCGCAATAGAATTTACGCCTACCAAGGATTAGTATAAGATCGATAGGTCGGCCCTGAATCTGAAAGGAGGATGGGCCGACTTTGTCGGTCTCGTGAAGAAATATTGTAGTTAGCTATTGCATTATGTCGAATATATGGTAGATTGGTTTGTGTTGGGTTTGGGAGTTCCAAGCCAACAAAAGTTTTTTCGAAAGGGTTTGAAATATGTCGCAAGTAGCTTACAGCGAATTTGTAGGAATGGCATCGTTGGCGAATACACTAGGCAAGATGATTGCAACACTTGAACCTGAACAAATGGTTGAAGCGTTCTTGCTATCGCAAGGTGTCCGCAACTGCATTGCATACGATTTTGCAGAGAACGGCGTAGAACTGCATCTCAAAATGCAATGGATTTTTGCAGAATTCAAAGACAATCCCGGAGTTTTTGATATTGCAATCTGGAATGCAATCGATGATCATGATGTTGTGATTGCGTGTTGTGCAATTGTAGATCGGCATAAACGAGAACATGCAGAACATCCAGAATGATTCCTGTAACAACAAAACAAATACCGGCCCTGCTTCGGCGGGGTCGGTTTTTTTATGCATTGATAGTGTGAGAATGGGCCGACATTGTCGGTCTCGTCCTTGAGTCAAAGTGCTAAGAATTGACAAACTATTCAAGGTGTGGTAGAATAGGCGGATCGTAGGTAGAGTAGGTATAATCGTTAAAATAGGTATAATCGATAAGATGTTTAAGATCGTTAATGTTTCTGTTACTGTTAAATGCGATGGATGGGCCGACTTTGTCGGTCTCGTCCCAAAATGCTTGACATTTGAATTTAATATGCTCTAATGTTTATATCGCTGGTCAACGTGACCGGCAAACAACGGTTTAGTTAAGGGTTACAGTTATGAAAATGTCGCAAGTGTTGGCAATTCCTCACAAAATCATCGATTCGGTTACACCTGAATCTTTTGCAAAAGACACTGGGGCTTGCCTAGTGATCGGCAAAAGAATGATCAAGGATTTGACAACGGAATCTGGATTCGTTGAGACAGAAAAGGTTATGCCGATTCTTTCGCTGATTCCAAAGCAGAAAAAACGAAAGCTGACCGAATCTTCGGTCAAATTCGATACAACCGGAGAACGAAAGATCATTGATAGCGATTCCGAAAGAGCAAAGCGAATCGAACGATACCGAGCGATGGCTGAGCAAGGCCCGATTGAAGATCGATTCGAGGAAAACGAACGCGAACTGATCAAGAAACAAATCACGTTCTGCGATCTAGCTCTCAAGGCCGGTTGGATGCAAGACGAGGAATTCGAAGACGACGAATAATCGAAGTCTGACCAAGTCTGAATCGCCCCCCCGAAAGGGGGGGTTTTTTATTTTATTGATTCTATGCGAAAGCGTGTGGATGGGCCGACATTGTCGGTCTCGCGAGGAAAGTTTAATCCATTGCTTGACATTAGAATTCTATCGTATATACTGTATTGAGTGGTCAGGGAGTTCCTGACAATAAAACAATTCTTGAAAGGGTTTGGAATATGAAGATTTCTTATACAGTAAAAACCGAAAAGCTCGAAAACGGGTTAATCGTCAAAAAGAAGCATGAAGTGAAGTCACTTGCGATGGCAAAAAAATTGATACAAGGCTGCGACAAGTGGGAAGTCACGAAATTCAAGCAAGGCTTTGAATTGCTTGGGATGACTTGGGAATCTTATTACGAATTAATGAAAAATAAAAAATGGAAAATCGATAGAAGTAGCAAGTTTGAAAGATTTTCTCTCTCTTTGAGAAAATCGAGAATCGCAAAGTGATGACAAATTAAAAGACTCCCCGAAAGAGGCCCCCCGAAAGGGGGGTTTTTTTTATGGAAAGAAAAAATATCCCTCGGGAGAATAGGCCGACATTGTCGGTCTCGCCGTGAATGTTATTCTTTTTTATTGACATATACCTATTTAGTGTTATGATGGTTATATCGGTTTGGATGTTTTGCAACTTTTTGTTAAAGGGTTATGTTATGGCTGATATGCTTGATAGGCTTCGTAACGAAAATCGTAGAATCGGAACACTTGAAACAAACAACGTAATAAGCATAAAGGGTAAGCAGGGGCTGTTTTTTGTGGAAACTGTTTTTGGTCTGTCGGGCCTTAATGATTCGGCAATGGTTGTAGAAGTTGAGGGTGAATACTACTCAACCTTGCCATCGGCTAAAAGTTTTAAGGTATCAATATTTGATATCGAAAAAATCGTAGATAGAAATTAAATTAAAGTTTATGGCCCCGCTTCGGCGGGGTTATTTTTTTGCTGATTACGTTTGGGTGGGCCGACTTTGTCGGTCTCGTTGCGATCTGAATACTTTTCGTTTGACTTTGAAAATTGATATGGTAAGATGTATTTGTGGTCGGGGAGTTCCCGATACAAAAACCTTTTTGGAGTTAGTGTTATGAAAATTAATGAACTGTTGGCCCGCAAGCATTCAATCATCAACAGCGTAACCGTTGAATCGTTTGCAGTTGATTGCAAAATCGGTATTGTTACGGGCACCGTTACTATCGACGGGCAGGAATTCGAAAAAACAACCACCGCGATATCAATCATTCGTCCAAAGCGTAAAAAGGCTAAGCCGGTTGATACTTCCAAGGCAATCAAGGCAAGCAATATTGAGATTTATCAGTCGCAAGCTGATAATGCCGAAGAAATGCCATTCGTCGGCGGTCAAGTTGATGAAATGGCTCAAATTGGAGCATACATGACGTTCCTGAATGCAATGCTGACGGGCGTTCATAACGATTAATCGAAATCGAACTGTTCAATCAAGACCCCCCGAAAGGGGGGTTATTTTTTGGCCTGTTCTGCGTAGAAATACGTGAGCGGGCCGACTTTGTCGGCCTCGCCTGTGTCAAGTAAAATCTTTATCTTTTTTTTCTTTCCATATTTGCTTGACATGTGGAAATCGTCAAGTATAATATATGCATCGCCCAAAAGAAAACCTTTAAGGAGCATGATTATGTCTGCTGTTGGTAGTTTCGATTCTCAGTTGCAAATTGAGGATACCAAGGAATACGAAGATTTCTTAGATTCTCAGGATGCACAGCAACACCAAATCGACGGAGACAATGCACTCACCGATATCGTTGCAGATATCAACTTCGTCATGAACAAAATCAAGGATTTTCAGGATAAGCACGGATACACCGAAAAAATGCAGTCGTCGATTGCGTCTCTCAACGTGATCAAGAAAAAAATCAGCGATGCATGATAGCCGTTGAAGTGGCAGAAAGGTTTGTACAATGTTAAAAGCAAGACCACCGCCCTAACGGGTATTTATAGTAAAAATTTTTGTAATATGCAGGCGAATCGGCTTACCCCCAAGGACATGTTGCGGGTGGGCCGACTTCGTCGGCCTCGGTGCGTGTCAATGAACAAATAAATATTTTTATATTTTATGAAATAGGTTGACATTGACATTTCATGAAGTATAATTAAAGCGTTGGTAAGAAACATCTCTTTCATAAGGATTTCAGTATGTTTATCGGTGTTGCTCCTGCTTATGGTCGTGATTACAAAAGCATGAAGGATGTTAAAGCGGCGTGGGAAGCCGGAAAGGATTTTGTGATCACAGATATGCTGCATCCAAACTGCGGGGCATATCTGAACAAAAACGATGCTCCTAAGGGTGCTACTATTAATGTTCGCTTCAAACGCCAAACGAGCGTTTGCCCGATCAAGGTGAAGTAAGCTTTGAAAAATTAATGCCCACCCCCCGCTGGCGGGGGTGGGCCGACTTCGTCGGCCTCGATCATGTCAAGTGAAATGTTTATATTTTTATTTTTAGTGCAAATGCTTGACATGGCAATTTAATCATGTATAATATATGCATGACAAGTTGATAACTTTCAGGAGTGAAACGTGGACAAGTTTATTGAGTCTTATATTGAGACAGCTTTGTGGTTATCTGCTGACGAATATGGTGTTCCATTAGATAGCATTTATGACAACGATGACATTTCACCGGAATGCATGGCACAGATGGTCGAAGACTGCAAGGCATTTCAGGAAACCGCTGGCGATATGATTGCCGGGCGTGAAAAACGTGCAGGACATGATTTTTGGCTCACACGTAACGGTCACGGTGCCGGATTTTGGGATGGTGATTGGATTCAGCATGGTGACAAGCTGACAGAAATTTCCAAAGCATACGGATCTGTAGATTTGTATGTTGGCGACGATGATAAGATATATTGCTAGTATATGTTGTGCCCACCCCCAATCGTGGGGGGTGGGCCGACTTCGTCGGCCTCGCGAAAGTCAAGTAAAATAATAAAATATCTTTTGTAGGCGTGATTGCTTGACATGGGCAAAATCCAGTGTATAATGATGGAGTAGTCGCAAGTAAGCGATAAGTTTAGTAGACCTTTTTGGAGAATTTAGTATGAATGGCTTGGAAATTCGTCAAAGCGTTAACGTTACTGTCAGTTCTGCTTCTGCATATGGTTCGAGTTTTAACGGAACCGTGGAATTGACGTTCGAAAACGATCAAGGTGTGAAAGTAAATATTGGGATGGGTAGCTCACTAGCTGAGAAGCTGGTTGCGAGCCTTCGTGAAGCAGTTAAGAATACAAAGCCGAAACGCAAGCGTTAGGCCGATTGACATGCTGAGTGCAAGGCCCATCCCCACCAGCGGGGGGTGGGCCGACTTCGTCGGCCTCGTCGCTGTCAAGTAAAATATAATTCTTTTTTTTGTTAGCATGATTGCTTGACATGGCGTGAATGTAGTGTATAATTGTGGCATAAAGTTAAACAACTCTCTTGAAAGGTAGAATGATGGAAAAACCAACATATCGTACATTTAATTGTTCTTGCATTCCCGTTTTCGTAGAAAACATTTCGAATTACCAAAGAATGTTCGTGCGTACATGTTTCGGAGATAACTCCATTAAAGTACCAGAAACCTTCGAAAGTAACGAATGCGAACCGATGCATTTGTTCAAGGTTTTACTTCCAGACGATACGGCAAAATACGTTCTGGCTTGTAATGAACAGCGAGCAATCAGCCAAGCGTGCTGCGGAAACCATAAGGAACATGAATTAGAAAAAAGGTGCTTTGCAATACAAGTGCCGTTGAGAATTCAGGGCTGGGGTGCAGAAGAAGTTTAGTGACATGCGTTCAAGCCCACCCCCACCAACGGGGGGTGGGCCGACTTCGTCGGCCTCGGCTAAGTCAAGTAAAATAATAATCTTTTTTTTATATGTGTCAATTGCTTGACATGGCCAAACGTTGTGGTAAAATTAATGCATAAGCAACAGCGAGTTGCTGATAAGTTAGTTCTCTTGTAAAGGGTTTGTTTGATGAATACTCAATCTGCTGAAATGCGTAGGGCTGATGCAATGGTCAAGGATTTCTCAAGTGCTGAAATCAAGGAAGCTGTAAGACTTCATGAAGAAAAACAGCGTGAGGCAAGATTGCTACAAATCCAGCAAAAACTGGAATCATTCCAACGCACAATCGACGGTCAAGTTGAATTGATTCGTTCAATCCGTGCGAGAGAGCGTTCAGCATTGTTATTGCTCGCACAACTGAACAAGAAGCTGGATGACTTCAAGAAGGGCGATATGGACGCAATCTAGTCCAAATCACGATACTATATCCTAGACCCTGTCCCGTGAAAGCCGGGGCGGGTCGCTGCAAAGCGGCTCCGGTGCTCATAATATAGTAGGTTGAATTTCGGTAAAGCTTGACGTTTTACTTGCCAACTGCCTAGTGCGGAAAAAATTCATCGATTATGTTGGTCTGCCCTTGACAATGGGGTGGGCCGACGTAGTCGGCCTCGATTATACCATGCGTTCCGTCCTTGTCAACCGAAATCCGGAAATTTTCTATAGAAAAGTAAAATCTAAAATTATCCCTCAATTGCTTGACATGGGGAAACCATATGGTAAAATCATTGCATAAGAGCGAAAGACAGTCAGTCGCTCAAAAGTTAAAACGGTTTTTTGATCAAAGGGGCAAATTATGCCAGTTATTAATCTTTCGACAAAATTGGACGCTAGCGGCATGGGCAATACCGGAGCGTTTGTAAAGACACTGGAAGGACAGATCGGCGTGGGATTCGCGGATGGATTCCACGTTCATAAGGACTGGATGGCAAAAACCATAGGATACGACACGGCCTTGGAACAAATCGGCAAGGCGGAAGATGAACGTAGCGATTATATCGTCGATGCGGATCAAGTCAAGTTCATGGTTGGTGCTGGCGACAAATTTGTGGTGGAAATCAACGGTCAGCAATACGCACCGACCGAACACAGCTTCCCTCAAATGTCACAGAAAATCGGTGTGCTGTCGTCGTCGATCCTTCGTGAAATGGCCGCATCCGAACCCGACCGGCAAGATGCCGAAGCGATGGTAACGCTTGCGAAAAACGCCATGCGGCATGTCAAGACTGATACGAAGTTTTTCGTGCGAACATACGACGATGGTACGCTTCGGGCTTGGTTTTCCGACAAGTACGCACCGATCAATAATCGGTGGTATTTGGAAACCTTGCGGGAATTTTTGCCGAGTGCCCGGCTCTCGCATTGGAAATCCACCGAAGATACACTTTACGGCAACTTGCTACTGCCGGATAGCATGAAAAACGTCCCCGATGATCAAGATTCTGACTTCGGTTGTATGCTGTCAATCGCTAATTGCGAAATCGGCAAGCGGCGAATGAACTTGCTCCCTTCGATCTTCCGGTCGATTTGTCTCAACGGCAATATTTGGGATCAGAAAAACGGCGTTGCGATGAAACGCAAGCATATGGGCAAGATCGATTTGGCAAGCCTCAAGACTGAAATTGGCGAATCGATCAAGGCACAGCTACCGATTGCGGCGGAAGCAATCGATAAATTCCTTGCAACTCGCAAGCTTGCAATCTCGACCAATGCCCGCGATGTTTTGGCGGTAATTGCTTCGGAAGAAAAACTCACCCCAACGCAAGCGTACCGAGCGTATAAGGCTCACGACTTGCTCGAATCGAACGACAACAACCTATTCGGAATTGTCAATGCTATCACTCGGGCCGGTCAATCCTTCGACGCTGAAACGAACTACCAATTCGACGTACTCGGCGGAAAGCTTTCGCAACTGTCATCAAATTCTTGGGAAAGGATTCAGGCAAAATCCCGCAGCATTAACGTAGATGATATCGTCGAAATCTTCGGAATGGCGGTATAATGGCAATAATCTTACTAGGATTCGGACTACTCATCCTAACCTTGCTATGGGGTGAGTAGTTCTAAAAAAGTGAAAAATTTCATCGGCCTGCCCTTGACAATAGGGTGGGCCGACTTCGTCGGCCTCGCGGGATGTCAAGAGTATTATAAATATTCTTTTTTTCTTCCTTATGCTTGACATTGATATTCTGTATGGTAAAATGATTGCGTTGTCAGTTAGTAACTCGGAGAATTATCATGGATTTCAAGCGAATTATCGACAAGGCTGTGGCTGTTAAAAAGGGCTGTTTTTCTTTGTACATTCAGTGCAACAAAAAAGTTGGCATTAAATGTTTTGAAAACGAAGCTACCAGAGACGATGCATTCCGAAAGCAGAAAAAAGCTTGGGAAAAAGGATTAGCACCAAACTGTTTTGCAGAAATGGAGTTCTACGAAAAACTTGATTGCGGAACAATCAAGACTTGGTATTGCTACACAACGCAAGTTGTTAAGACTTTCAATAGAGAAAAAATAAGACGTATTTACTGGGAAGATAAGTTACGTTCTTCGCGTGATAAAATAGAAAGAATACTTTCTTCGCTAGCATTAAGACTTTATGAAGAAGGTTTTCCCGGAGCGGGCAATGACATGCATAGAATGAATATTGGGTTTATTGGTTCTAAGCCAGTTGCAATAGATTTTGGAAGCATAGGTGGCAACAGGCTTTGCACTGAATACGGCGAAAAACAATAAAAATAACTCACTCTGATATAGGGTGGGCCGACTTCGTCGGCCTCGCAGAAGTCAAGTAGAATCTAGATATTTTTTTTATTTTGTGCAATCGCTTGACAACGGGAATTCATGAGTTATAATAAGGGAGTAAGCAAGAGACACCGAATAGCAGTCAAGCAACTAGTCGGTAAGGGAAATGGCGAGACCTAGAGTGTTGAGTGGGTATCGTGGTTGGAATTCAACCTATCGTGGTTTACTGCGAGACGCGAGAGAGGCTCAAGACTCAAAACTCTAGCTTGCACGGATTATACATCATGATGCCGAAACCTGAGGTGTATAGTTTTAGAAAGGCAGAAAGGTAGAAAGGTTAAGCGGTGAGCTTGTGGGGGTAACATGTTTGTCTAACCTCAAGCAATATCGGGGACAACATGGGTTGCCAGTTCCTTAATGGGGTAGTCGGGGCGGTTGCAGTTGTACTCTCAACCTTAGGAGAGGTAAAACTTGCTGGTTTATATATGTCACAAGCATGTTACGCCGAGTTTGAGAACCATAATCAAACAATAAGATACCATGCAGTCGGAAGACTTAAAATTCAGGCGATTAACTTAATTGGCTTATAATCAATTGAGAATCTTAAAAATTACGAATACCGCAAGTAAGTTGTAAGCCTAACATTATTTTTATTCGCCGGTGATGGAAGTTTTTTCTGTCACCGGCTTTTTTTATTTATTTTTTTACTTGACAACGATAAAATCCCGTGTATAATCTAGGTATCGCTAACCAAGGAGAAAATCATGCGATATAAAGTTCAGAATGTTAAGATGAATATTGATATTGCAGGTGGAGAATTTGCAGGAGACTGTATGTTCTACGTTCCGCTAAATCATGTAAAATTCATGATTGAAAATTGCGGAATGAGCATCAATACTAAGTACGGCGTTAGTTTTGAGCATGACTACGGCGAGCTAACAATGAATCTAGACCATCGCCACTACAGCAGCACTAGTACAGACCTGCTTATTATGTATCTTTCATGGTTGCTACAGCAAGACGGAGAGCAAGAAATAGAAGTAGTGTACTCAAATCCATTTTGGGCCATTCACGATTTCGAACATGCGTTGAATGATGAATCCGGTTGTACTATCTATGTTGATGAGCATATCGAGTACCAAAGGATTGAAGATACTTTTGTACTCATGAAAGAGCATGGATATGAAATCACTTGGGAAATTTTAGAAGAAGTTACCGAAGCATATAATCAACGCTTTGGGCTTCAAGGTTCAAAGGCGAAATCATTTGATCATCACTTTGAATTCGAAGAAGAAGAAGAACTCTACGCTTAGCGATAGAAGTCTGCCTTATAAAATGGGCCGACTTCGTCGGCCTCGCCGGAGTCAAGCGAAATCTTTCTTTTTTTTATTTCGACACAATCGCTTGACAATGACGATCTGTATGTTAAAATAATTGCATGAGACGAGACGATTACTAAGGAGATGATTGATGTATGTTGTTGTTAGAACAGGTGAAGAGCCTAATGATGTTATTGTTTACAGGGGTGGAAATAACTTTGATGAAGCAGTTTTAGCTGCAAAGATAAGATTTCCAGAACTGCTAAGTCTAGAAGGAGATGATTTAGAGCATTTTAACGATTTTGGAGAATACACTAATACTTCACAGTGTTTTACTATTAACATTTGCTTGATATACAAATAGATTCATGGGATCGTAGCTCAACGGTTAGAGCAGGGGACTCATAATCCCTTGGTTATCGGTTCGAATCCGGTCGATCCTACTTGACATACCGAAAAGTTTTGGTATAATAACGATACAAGAACAGCAGGGCTTGGATAACTCAGTTGTTTTTGCGAGGCTAGCTACCTCTCGCGAATATCCTGACCGCGACTAAATATTCAGGTGCAACGTTACCTCATTTTGTTGCATTCGCTTCTGGTGTATATTGGTGACGCAACCCGTTACGGGTGGAGTGTAGGTTCGATTCCTACAAGCGAACTTGTTTTATATCTTTTGAGAGGAAAACTATGTCTAGCTGGAAAAACATTCGCGGAAAACTGCACATCGATATTTCAGAACTATCGGTTGAGTGCCGAGATTTAGTTTCAGGGCTAGTTAGCGAGCAAGATTGCGAGCTAACAATTGAGTTTTTGTCGTCTGGTTACTATACTCCGGCACAAACATACGGCCCGCCCGAAAATTGCTATCCGGAGGAAAGTGACGAAGAACGTATTTTTGATTGTGCTACTATTAGTGGTAGAGCAATCCCGCAAGAAATTGGAGAAAAACTTTTCGATCTATTGACAAATAAGATCGATGAAGTACAATTAGACTATAGCGAAGACCCAAGAGAATTTGAAGGAGATTGGTATGTCGAATATTGAGCTTAGTTCAGAACAACTGTATTCTGTTATTTACGATGACGATAGAAACGTGTTGTATCCAGAATGCTACCTAATGAACGGTAGTCAGGTTCTAGCAACTGTAAAACTATTTGGTACTAGTTGCGGTGTAAGTTATGGCTTTGAAGAACCAGAGTCAGACACTAGAAAACATTGGATTGTCTATAACATTGTTATGGAAAATAATAAGCTCTTCTCAGATTCTTACCAAAGGATGTAGGTGACTGCTATGGATCTCATAACGCTAGAAGAAGTCGGAGTTAGATATGTTCATTGTGAAGCAAGTTTCTATTCTCCGGGCTATACAGTTTGGAAACTTAGAAGATGCAATCTAGAATATGGATCAACTGATACATGCTATGTTGCAATATTAGGGACAAATACTTCCGATAAGTTCATTAAGCTTTTAAGTTATTGGAATCGCACAGAAGAATGGGTTTACGGCCCGGCGTAGATTGATTGATTTATAATTCTAAGCCTATCCCTAATCTTTGGGATGGGCCGACTTTGTCGGCCTCGCTACATATATTTTACCCTTTTATTATCTATCCTACCGGTGGCTGTTAATTCAGCTTTCTGTTAGGAATGTTTATCCATTGGGATAATCACCGGTTAGATAATATCTTATTGCATTATCGTCCTACGATTAGATTATCGAGGGTATGCAATTCTGCGAACTCATTGCTTCCGCGATAGGGTGCATAGCTATAACAAATAATGTTAAAGTCTCCCATATCTCGCCAAACCTTCATTCTACGACCGGTACTAGCGATAGTAACCGGTGTATCTTTAGCGATAGGTTGTCGCTGGGTTCGTTCTTGAGCAATCGTTTCCGACATAATAAATCCTTCTGGCCAAGCCAGTGTAGAAGAAAAAAAATAAACAGGTGTTTGTTACGCTTTAATTATACCATTGCTTTCGGGCTTGTCAAGTCATCGGGCAAATTTTTCGTCAACTTGTCTAAATGCCCGTGTAGTTTTCTATCTTGTCTATTTACCTTTTGTTAGGTTTCCTTTATTATAACAGGCCCGAACGAATTGTCAAGCCCCATTTTAATTTTATTTTTTTTCTTCCATATCCTTGACATGGCGAATAGTCGTGGTAAAATAATCGCATCGAAACAAACGATATCTTACTCTAACGGAGACGATTATGCAGTTATTGACTAAGGGTGATTCATCGCCTAAGATTGCTAAAAGTAATGATGCCGGATTAGGATACTACAGTGGTATTCTATATCTTGCACCACACAAATTGTCCGGATACAATACTTGTGCTAGTGCTAGCGATGCATGTATTGCAGCTTGCCTTAATCTTAGTGGTAGGGGTCGCATGAATAGTGTTCAGCAAGCCCGTATTGCACGAACGAAGTATTTCTTCGAGGATAGAACTAAATTTATCGACCAACTATATGATGAAGTCGATGCATTTGTTCGCCGCTGTAATAAGCTCAAGCTCAAGCCCGCATTGCGTCTTAATGGCACCAGCGATATAATGTGGGAGCAAGTAGTACCAAAGTTGCACTCGGATTTTCCTAACGTGCAATGGTACGATTACACGAAGATTTACAACCGTATGCTTCGTTTTATTCATGGAGAATTTCCAAGCAATTATCACTTGACATTTTCTCTTTCCGAAGTAAACTTTGACAAGTCGCTCGACGTTCTAAAGCGTGGTGGTAACGTAGCAGTCGTATTCCGTAATAAGGATATTGGGCCGGGCTGGTTAGGTTATAAGGTACACAATGCCGATAAAACTGACCTACGGTTTTTAGATCCTCATGGCTGGCAAGGATTGTATGCCAAGGGAAAAGCAAAATATGACCGTAGCGGATTCGTCGTGGAGAACTAATGTCAATAATACTAGCTGGAATACTACTACTGATTATTCATCACTATATTGATTAGTTGGTTTGGGAAGTTAGCTCAGGCGGTTAGAGCACGGTTCTTATAAAGCCGGGGTCGTTGGTTCAACTCCAACACTTCCTACTTTTAGATTTTTAGGTACTATTTTTTGGAGTTTAGGATATGAAGATTCACGATGTATTGGCTAAAATCGATTCTGCTAAAATTGTTAGCTTGCGAACCAAGACACAATGTAAACTACTCGCAAAATCAAAGGTAGAGTTTCCGCAAGGAGTAACCAAGATTTCACTACGCAATGGAATCATTGGTGCAAGCTACGAAAACGCCGTAAACAATAAGCTTGAACGCGAAGGCGACCTGCCGGACTTCAAAGCAGAATCGCTCTGGAAGGGCCGGGGACGTAGAGTTAGTAAATTCATCGTACAGCATATTGACACGCAAAAGCAGTATCTAGCTTTTCTTCCAAAAACTAATGCTGACGGGCACAATATTACAAAGTCGATTTATATCGACAATGCTACCGGGCTTGAAGTACCATACAACAATGTTGAAAAGTATATTCCAAGCTACGGCTATAGCTCGTCAGTTGTTAACTGGCAAGTTATCGAACTTTCTAATGTTATTGGTTTGAAATCAGGCGATATCGAATTCAATGCTTAGAATTAATGTTTCATTCGTATAGTGGTATTACACTATGTTTGTAAGTTTATAGTATTGATTAGTCACCAATATTTACTTTCATATACAATCCTGACTAGATTAGTATATTCATAGGACGGGTGTTCGATTCACCCATGAAGCTTTAAAAATGTCACTACATAGATTAACAGATGAACATCCATTATCAAAAAAGCTCGAAAAATTATTCGGGCTTATGGATGAACTTGGGATAAGATTCCATTTTGATGCTTTACTTATAGAAGTAGAGTACGAGTCCAAGCTTTATAGGCTTATGGATTTAGAAGCACGGCATTGCGATGGTTTATCCAAGGTAGATATATTGCCACCATATATGGAATATAAACTACTGTACGAAAAATTCGAAAAGGAAGATTAGAATGAATGTTTGGGTGCTTACACGAGAACACAATGATTACGATCAGCATGGAGAATACTTCGTAGCTATTTTTAGATGTAAGCCTACGCGAAATGCTATTGGAAATGTTTTAAATATTGATCATAAGCGTGGTGAAAAACTCATAGATCATATTCTTGCTGGCGGTGGTCGTCGTGATATCGAAGATGAATGGTATCACCTAAGAGAAGTAGAATTTTCTGAATAGATTCTAGCCCGTTGCATTTAGTTGCTTCGGGCTTTTTTTATTTCTCTGTTCTGAATTGTCCGAATAATTCGGACTCGCACA